AAGCAACTCTAGTGTATGATGATCCGCCATTCACAGAAATCAAATCACCGGCCTGTACGTTTGCATTAGCTGCCGCAGTACCGTTAACATTAATAACTGTGGTGCCAGAAGCTACCGCATTAGCTCTCATTGAATCTGTAACCGTCAAGTTAGCAGAAAATGCCTGTGTAGAAGCGCACATAGAAACACGAAGACTATTACCTAATACACCAGCATATCTTGCTGCAACAGGTCCTATAGATGTGTTTGCAATAGAATAATTGGCAAGATAATCGTCTGCATTCTTGATTAATACTGCTGCGCCGTTTGCAGTTGCATTGAGTGTCGTTGTGGTGTTAGCCGCACGAACAATTTTTAGGTTGTTAGAATATGAAAGAAAGTTTGCTGCTGAGAACCAATATTCGTAGTTTGTGTTGTTAGGTCCACCAAATACTGCGCCAAGTTGAACCTCATCAGTAATGGTAGTAACTTCTCCTACTGGACCCCAAGAAAACTGTCCACCAAAAGCGCCAACCGAAGTTGGTATGGACGGTACAATTGTGGTCAGATCAATTTCTGATACATTTATACCTGGTGATAGCTGAAATGCCATGGATTTCTCCTTTTTGTTATTGAATCAATTATATTTATAACTAATACTGTATTTAGTTTTTTAGAAACTTGAGGATAGATATCCTTTTTCTGTCCATACATCTCCATTATCAACTAAGACTTCTTCTTGGCGTCCATCGTCAATAATACCTACAGGAGTCAAATCTTCTTCTGCAAACATATTTTGTTCTGCCAACATAAGTTGTCTAACGTCTATATTCGTAGAATCTTTGAAATAAGTTTGAGCTGTCAACCAAGCAAATAGTACTAGACCCATAACCAAATCGTCATTATTACCTTCTTCAGCTGCATAACTATCACGAATTCTTACAAATGTGTTTAATTCCGCAATCGTATCGAAGTCATTAATGATTAATTTATCATTCTCAATCAGCGTTTTTAAGTTAGCACAACCAATCTTTTTGACGGATTTAGTTGTCTTAATACCAAACGATGTTGCTCTTTTGAAACCACCAGAGATACTTTGACCTTTGATGTGATGATGTTCCAACTTGTAGATATTCTCATACTCTAAATCATAATGGAGAATATCTACAACTTGTTGACCAATGTTGTTTGTTTCAATTAATGCATAAGCTTCATTGTATCTTTTCGCAATTGAATATATTACAGTTGGAAAAAACAACAAAGGCAACTTATTATTTCTATATTTAGCTACCTGCCTATACGGTGTTTGTGTAACATCTATTACATTAATTGTGGAGTAGTCTTGTTGAACACCTTCTGCACAATCTACGTTAGCAATATACATATGTCCCTGTATGGGATGCTCATATATATCAAATCCTTCTTCTGAGTATAGTGGATTATAAAAGGCTAATGAACGCAATTTAGAACCAGAAATAAGAGTTGCCGATGATCCAATAAACTCAGTTTCAAATTCTTGTCTAAACTGTTCTTCAGAAGTGTTACGAATCGTTTCTTCTTTCCAAGCCGCATCACGACCTGGTACTTGTGACCAATGCACTTCAAGCGTTTTATATGTTGAACGTCCCTCTGCAGCATCTATCCACATCTTATAGAAATGATTTAGTCCATATGGAGTAGAAACAATAATAACTTTTGTGGTTTTACCAGATGAAATCACAGGGTATGTAGATGTGAAAAACTCATCTGCCATATTTTTAGGAACGAAAGCAAATTCATCTAAGAAGATTAAGTTATAAGAACCTCCACGAACACCGCCTGCTGATGTTGCATACGCAGCAATCTTAGACTTATTCTCCAACTCAATATTACCTTTGTTCCAAACAATGATACCTTGTTGCAACCAAACAGGTAAATATTCATACGCATATTGAACACGGCCTAAAATGTCACGAGCAAGAGCGCCTTTGTTTGCAAGAATAGCAATACTGTAGTCATCTTGAAACAATACAGACCATAACATAAAACCTACAGTCGTGGTTGTTTTACCAACCTGACGAGGCATCTTTGCAATACAGAAACGATTTTCGTGAAATGTTCTAACCATATCCTCTTGGAATGGCCACATCTCAAATGATATTAGACCTCTATCTACGTTAACAATTTTAACATATGTCTTGATGAAGTAGACAGGATCTTGAGTGCATTTTATAATTTCAGCAACTTGTTCCTCGGTGTAGGAAATCTCTACACCAGGTTTTTTCAAATTCGAATTACCAAGATAACCAATATCAACCATTTACTTCACAATGCTACGTAGCATCCACGCTTTCTTTTGATGAGCACCCAACAATTCTTGTAAGAAGTTTGATACAGCTGGTTCACCAACCTCATCAGCTACAACAATACCAGCACGAAGTTGAATGATATATCTTTCATTATCATTCTTCAAAGTCATCATCATTGTTAATGCATCAGGCACACTTGTTGCCTCGTCTACTACAGACAATTCTAAAAATCTAGTAAATGATCCAGGTGCATATGCATCCAAATATCTTATGTGTTCTGCAATTGGATCATTCTGTAAAAACACTTCATTATAAAAAGTATCTAAAAATGCATGATATTGGGGAAAATTATTACCTTCAATGTTCCAATGATAGTTGTGTGATTTTAAATACAAAGCAAAGTTTGTACCTAAAATAACTTTTAATTGTTCAATTAATTCTTGCATAGTAATCCTATTTATTGTTCTTTAAAAACTTGACTAACTCTGTAGTAGAACCAACAAATACGGCCTTATCTACATTAATATTACCAGAATTTTTATGTTCTTGTGGTACTAAATCTTTTTTACGTTTCTGAATTTCCATCAAGTCTTTATTTAAATCTGAAAGATTTTTGATTAGATTGGCTGCAACTTCATATGCTCTTGGGTGTTCAGATTCTTTTGCCACATGTAAGATACCCTCTACTGCATCGTTGCCTTTTTGAATTAAGTCTCTAATGTTTTGACGAGCAAATTCAGCGTCATCATCAATATTATTAATGGCAATTAATTGGGTCATTGGTTTAGAGTCGATTGGTTCAACATCTAAAACTTCTGACAATGTTTGATTCAATTTATTCATTATGCATCAGGGAAGTTAGTTATGGTATCTGAGAAACCAAATTCATCGTCAATCTCAGCTGTCAATGGTTTTGGTACTGTAACAATTTTCATATCTTTTATTGGTGTAATATCAGTTGATTTAATCATATATGTTGCATTTGAATAGTCACCAGTAACTTTATCTCCAACTTGTAGGAGTTTGTTTAATTTATTGGCAATCAGAACACCAGTTGAAGTGTTACTGAAATAAACAACTGCACCTGTAAGGTCTCTTGTGTTAACTCTGATTGTTTCACCAGTAGTAAACACACCAAAACCGTTTGCAGTATTTACAGTTACTTTTTGACCATCTAAACTATCAATATTGATATAGACATTTTCAGTAGTTTGACGGATAATTTTGCCGTTCTGAACTGGTGGCCAGATATAAGCTTTTGCTGTGAATGTTAAGTCCCACATGATTAATCTTGTGGACATAAAATCACCCTCATAATCTGTAGTTGTATTTACAGAGTTGAGTTTCACTGGCATATCATATTTTTGATCCATACCAGAAATAAAGTTAACTGTTACATTAAAATCTGGTGTGAAGAATGGTAGAATTTGTTCTAATATTTGTGTGCCGTCTTCTGTATTTCGAACATAGATTGACATTGAAAATTCAAAGTCATAAGGTACTGGCAAATATTGTGTTTGTAAACTTGTTGTAGAATTGTTAGCTGAAAAGTTTCTTATTGTTGTTGGTAGTTTTCTACTTGTATCATAACTCATTCCTGTCAATTCAAATGACATTCTAGGAACAGTTGTTGCAATCGATTTGGTTAAATCAGGATCAGATGTAATTCTAGTTAGATACTTTTCTTTTGAACCATATGAAAGAGGCACTTTGAATATTTCATAAGCCTTTGTTCCATTTTTGTTATATCTTTGTAGTTGAATGTCGTTAAACATCGTGCCAAAAGCTACGACAATTTTTCGTATTGTTCTATTATAAAAATGTGCATTACCTAGCATTATGGTTCACCAAAGGGATTATTTTCTGTGAAGTCTAATATACCATCAGCTTCAGATTCGATTCTAGCATTATCAACAACATCTTCAAATGCGGTATTCATCAATGCAGTATCGGAAACGGTATTGATAATCCAGTTTGCAGAACTGGTATTACCGCGTACATTGCCAGTTGCAAAGTTTCCAATTACTCTAATAACATCTACAGAAGAATTTGTAACCGTACTGTATACGATAGCTTGTGCAGTTGCATATGTAAGATTGGCGCCTTGATAAACTATCTCATCGGCAACAAAATTACCTGAACCAGACAACAACGAAATACGAGTTTTTGGATATGCATCTCTAATCTGTTCATCTACTTCTTTAATACCAGTTTCAATAATTTCATTAGAGAATACAAACTGTTTCATCTTCAATGCATACACATAGACGTTTGCGCCACGGCCACGACCTAATGTGTAATACATCGCTTGATTATTTTCATGTTCAACAAAAGTAATCTCAAAAAAGTTTTGCACTAGAGGCACATAAACTAAATCACCTTCTTGTGGTCTTTTTTGTGGTACTGTTGCAGCAAATCTTCTACGAGATATTAATAAAGTAACCTCATCTCTTATCTCTAGTCCAAATTTAGATATGAAGTCACCTTCACCGTCCATTCCAGTAACATCTTCAAGATACATTTCAATTGTATACGCTTCGGTATATTGTTTCAGTGTATCTTCACCATATAGAAAATCTACTTGGTCACGGCTACTTCTAGGCAAATAGAATACTTCCATTCCATAGATTTGCATTGCCTCAATAAGTAAATCTTCAACGAGCAGCTGCTCGGAAGTTATGTTCTTGGGAAACGGATTAAAATAGACATTTGTTGCCATTTTTATCCTACAAAAATTTCACTAGGCAAACCACCCATTGTATACATTTCTTCTTCAATTTTATCAATTTCAGTTTGAGCTTCTTGCATAATTCTTGGACCATCCAACGTGACTCCACCAGGCATTTGAATGCCAGCAAATTTACTTAGATTAGTTCCCCATTGATATTTGATTTTTGCGGTTGCATATTTCTTTAAGAACCTATCATTCCAAACATCAGATGCTCCTGTTTTTGTTATTGTCGCAGCTGCAACATTAGTTGTTACTGGACTTACTAATACAAATTGAGTTGGTGAATTGATGTGTCGTATTTGTTTTTCTTCACCATTAATTGTAACCATGTCATTTTCTAAAACCTCTTGGTCAAGAATTGACCCAGTACCTGTAACTGTGTTTGAAGTTGTATTAGCGGCAAATGTACCAGTCAATGTGATTGTATCTGGTGTCAGTGCCCGATAACATTCCATAATAACATATTCACCAACATCTCTATCGCTAGTCCAATCAATATCCAAAAACAACTTGTTTTGTAGACGATTGAATCTGAATTGTGGTTGGCCAGAGAACAACATATTCAATGTTGCAATATGTTGCATAGTAATTTCATATGACACATAACTTACTGATGTAAAATCGTATAAGTCATGTAAACGCAATTGATAACGCAAGTCAAACATATTGATTGACGAATTGGAATCATCAAACGGAAAAACTTTAGTTACAGAAATGACTGCATCTGGACAATAAATCCAACGGCGATTAATATCTTCAGCCGTTATCTTGTGTTTCATGTATATTTTTTCAGTGCCGTCATAATGATAATCATAAAAGAATGATAAGGCATCATCAATACGATCTTCTACTTGGTCATCATCTACGTTAATATCAATGACGGGCCAACCTAACCTACGTAGGCAATACTCTTTAAATAATTTTCTTGTGGTTGGTTTTGCCATATGTAATGCACCTATAGTTTATTACCTATTTATAAAGATAAAAAAATAACCTCACCAAGTGAGGTTATTAATAGAGTCTAATACTTTTAGCAAGGTCCTGTTGTGCAAGTTAATGTGCTAGTAGTTGATGTACTGGTTGTTGTAGTTGTAACAGGTTTATTACTCATATCTCTGCTATCCCACCATGAAGCCTGTCCACTAGCAGAAGTTCCAACATTACCTGCGTTAATAGAAGCACCTGTGTTACCACTAATTGTTACATTAGGTTGTGGCGCTTGAATTTTGCCGGCAATAGCTGTAGCTGATGCAAAACCAGAATTAGCAATTGATGCATTAGATGCAAAACCAGAATTAGCAATTGACGTTGTAGCCGCATATCCTGCGTTAGTAGTTGATGTAACCGCATTGAAACCTGCACCCGCAACATTTGTCATAGCGGCATTA